CTGTCACCACATACCAAGAAAGGTCACAGCATTAAGCCACAGGACCTTGCTATCTTCCCGTGGGAGAAGAAGCCGAAGAAGAAAGGCAACAACCAGCTTCTAAAGAACGCACTGAACAGGATGTCAAATGGCTAAACTCAAGGATTTAAAAGTAACCATTGGCCTAAGCAAGCAAGGCCTGACCAAACTCAATGGTGACCTGCGCCGCGTCAAAGGCAACTTCCGCAGGAACTTCGGTGAAATATCTGCGTTGGCTGGAAGCTTAGCCACTGCCGTTGGTACCGCTTTGGTAGCTGGCGTTGGCACACTGATAAAGAAAGGTGCGGAACTGCAGACGCTGAAGGTTGGTTTCCGCTCCATTATGGGCGGCGCAGATCAGGCCGCGGCTATGGTGGACAAGCTCAACAAGTTCACTGCGTCGACACCATTTCGCCTGGAGGAAGTCAGCCGTTCGGCACGGCAGTTGATTGCTGTCGGTGTTGGTGTCGATGATGTAACCGACCGCATGCGTATGCTCGGTGACATCGCCGCGGCATCAGGTAATAGTATCAGTGACATCGCTGCCATCTTTGCCAAGGTTCAGGCCAAAGGCAAGGTGGAGCTGGAGAACCTCAACCAACTTGCTGAACGCGGCATCCCCATCTTCGACCAGCTGCGCACCGTAACGGGTGATGCCAATATGGAGTTCGGTGCTGGCTCGGTTAAGGTCAGCGAGTTCAACGAGGCGCTTGCTCAGATGGCCGCCGAAGGTGGCTTTGCCAATGACGCTATGGCCAACCTGTCAGAGACTGTGGATGGTAGACTCTCGACGGCAATGGACAACATCGGCTTGGCACTCGGTGAGTTCGCTGAGAAGTCTGGACTGCTGGATGCGGTAAGCAATACGCTTGAGGACTTCACCGATCAGATCAAGCGCATGTCTGCCACTGATGATGACCTGGTTAAATCGCGTGAAGAGGTCTACGATATAACCGTCAAGCTACGTGACGCGCACAAAGGCAACATAGAAGCTTTGCACGATGAAGCGATGGCAGCCAAAGATGTTGCCTTCGCACTGAAGCAAGACCTAGGTACTGAAGCAGCAGCGCGGCACTACGAAGGCGCGGCCGCTATGTATGAGCGTGTCTTGGAAGCGTTCAGTATGGCTGGCACTTCTTTGTCGACGTTACCAGAGGCACCGACAACAACGGGCACAACTGCAACACCAGAAACGGCAGAGGAATTTAAAGCTAGGTTCAACGCCGCGGCTGCACTGCGCGAAGAACAAGAGCGACTGGCAGAGGTTACGTTCCAAAACGTTGTTGGTGCAGAAGACCTCGCCGTAGCTACGCAAGGATTGCGCGACGCCTATGGTGGCTTTGGCGCAGAGATAAAAGAAGTTGCATTAGCAGAGGAAGAGTTATTTGAGGAAGATGAATTAGAACGCTTACAACTAGGCACGACACTTATTGATCGAGCCGCAAAAGTCACGTTGAATCTCAGAGAAGTTTTTGAGCAAACTGCCCAAAGCATAGTGATGAGCGCGGGTATGATAGCGGGCGCGATGATAGCCGGAACAGCGAGTGCGCGCGATATGGGCAACATGGTTCTTGATACTTTGGCGGGGTTGGCTGTTCAAGTAGGTCAAATGGCCATTACCACTGGATTAGCTATAAAAGGAATTAAGAACGCACTGCTGACGTTGAATCCCATTGTAGCAGTTGCCGCTGGCGTTGCGCTCGTTGCACTTGGTTCTTATGTGCGAGCGTCCTTGGCGAAAAAAGCCGAAGGTGTTCCGCAGATGGCCGAAGGCGGAATGTTTACAGGCCCAAGCTTGGCAATGGTTGGAGAAGGACCAGGTACAAGCAGCATCAATCCGGAGGTAGTAGCACCATTGGACAAACTGCGCGACATGATGGGCGGCGGGAACGTAACGGTAACTGGTCGCCTCGATGGTCGCGACATACTGATAAGCAGCGAACGCGCAGGATTTGACCGCAATAGAGTACGAGGATTCTAATGGCAGGCAATAGGCTATACGGTGAATTCACCGACGACAAAGGCGACAGCTGGCGCGTCAGCATCTACGACACGAACGTTACTTGGAATGCGGCCAACGCTACCGAATTCACCTTGGGTAGTGAAGGATTTGTGTTGAGCTATTCTGGTAACAACGAGCAGCAACACCAACCCATAATTGGAAGCACGGTAGCATTTACGCTGTACGAGCAAGTGGCCGCACATACGCAAACGCTGGACCTGCTGTACAGTTTCGCTGAAGGACGTTTGCTTCTAGAGATATACCGCGATCCTGACGGAGACAACGAGATTTACTGGCGTGGGGTGCTACTGGCAGAGCAAGTAGAACGCAATGACGAACCGTTCCCGACTGCTGTACGGCTTACGGCCAGCGACGATCTAGGTAACCTCAAGGACGTTGACTTCAGTCTGTCGCTTGGCGATGTTGGTGGTAGTGGATTGCAAGTGACGAAGCAACTGGTTCGCTGCCTAGGTGGACTGCGCACATATAGTCTTTGGCCAGACGCAGAACCGATTCTGCGGTACATCAACGACACGGAGCTACACAGTACTGAGGATGACACCGACCCACTGGCTGAAATCATAGCACAGACGCCCGTAAAGGTTTTGGAGGATGGCACAACGGAAGCGCACAGCGCCTACGACATACTGCACAGCCTAGCAACCTGCTTCAATGCTCGCGTCTTTCAATCTGAAGGTGTGTTTTGGTTTTGGCCTATCAATGTACATCAGCGGGTGAGCGATGCTGAAGCTATCAGCACGAGCGTCAAGCAAGTTGACAAAGACGCCGACACCGTAGCCTGGACAGCAGGCGACATCATCCAGATGAACGCTAACTACAAGCAGGATTCCGGCACGGAATACAACAAGCTTGCAGGACACACCTTCACGCACCTGCCTCCCGTGCGATCCGTTGAACGTACCCGACGTTATGACGGTAACATGTATATCGTCCGAGGCAATGACGATACGGTGATCACTAGCGGCCAGAATGTGACGCTTGCCGACACCGACCGCACGTATGAGACAGGCACAAAATTTCGCGTGTCTGGCTTCATAGAGTTCCAGGTGTCTCCCAATGGCAGCTTCGATTTCGGCTTGCCAGAATCGCGCGTGCATGTGGAAATAGAAATGAAGGTGAACGCGGGTACCCAGTACTACGAGCCGGAACAATGGACAACCACAAGTACCGACCGTTATGTCATCGACGTCAGTGCATTCGATAGGAGCAACGGTGCCAACATAAGTACGTCATACAGCTTTGTTACTGATGAGCTACCGAGCGAGCAAGTAGGCTTGGACTGCACTGCTGTTGTCAAGTTCATCAACGAAGAGAACACGAATGTTACAAGCGACTTTACCAGCGAGGATTTCTTTATTGATTTCGGTGTTGAGGTCGTCGATGCAAATGGTACTAACGGTAACATTCTTACCTATCGCGCTACACACTCAAGTGATAACACGTTGGTGCTAGATCAAGGTGAAGTGCTATTTGGTGACAACATTGCTTTCAGCGCTCAAGGCAAGCTCTACGCTTTTGACGGTAGTCTAAACAGAGTTGAGGACGAATGGAAGAGCAGCCAAACTTCTGGGCCGCTGCCATTGCATCGATTAGGCGTCAACGAAGCATTGGCGCGACAGAAGTTCGCCACCAAGATTCACCGCGGTACTGTGTATGGTCTGATTGAGATGTGGCATACGATGGTGGAAGACAGTGAGTACTATGTACCATTTGAGCTGTCAACGGTAATGAATCTGCGGGAGACTACGGTTGAGCGCTACAAGATTGCCTGGGATAGTACAGGCATCACCAGTGCCGACGATCCACCGAGAACCGATGGCATTGTACGTGCTGGCACATTGGACCTCGTTGCCGCCAACCTCACCAGCGTCACACAAAATGTGCAACAGCCCAAGCCCGTTGCTGGTGGCTATGCTGATGTGGTTGTTGGTGGTCGCGCTATGCAACAAAGCACCAACATCGGCCCGCTGTACCATCGCGTTACGCTCATCGAACACAGCGGTGGAGCCATACACGAGATTTCCAGTACCGACCAGACTTACGTCTACATGAATACGTATGTCGATTCGGCTAACGGTACTGGTAACATCCGCTTGCCACGAGTAGCAGAAAATGAAGGCCGAATGTTTCGATTTAAGAGCGACGGTACTATAAGCGCCACCAAAAATTATCGCATTGGCCTCACTACAGACGAGCAAACCGCTGGCGTAAGGATAGACGGCCAGACCACGTTTGCTATGGACCGTGACTATGATGGTATTGCTGTGCTGTGTTATGATGGCCAGTGGTACGTTATCCAACGCAAGAGCAAGTGAAGTATTTCAAGTTCAGCGAGTTCGATTCACCCGACGCACCTGGTAGCGGTGCGCGGATGGATACTAACTTCCTCAAGATGCTGGACGAGGCGCGGGAGCTGTCTGGTGGCGTACCGTTTCACATCAACAGCGGCTTCAGGACGCCCAAGCATAACAAGCGCATCAACGGCAGTAAAAACAGCAGTCATATGCGCGGGTTGGCTGCCGACATACGATGCACCAACAGCCGCGACCGCTTCCGCATCGTGGCCGCATTGATTGCGGCGGGATTCTCTCGCGTTGGTATCCACGATCAGTTCATCCACTGCGATTGTGACAGCGTAAAGACACCAGGCGTGGTGTGGTTGTATGCCTGAACGTATAGGTCGCGTCATCAGCAAAGCGAGCAAGGCGGCGGAGGTCATAGCCGAATCCAGTGGCAACCGCCTACGGTGGTCCACCAAGAACACGATGGGCGGCCTGATCGTCTCTACGGCATGCGAACAAATTGTGATAAACGGCATCACGTGGGAATCAATCGCTTTGTGTTTTGTGGGAATCCTCCCGTTAGCATTAAGTACATTGGAGCATGAATGACGGGTACGATTTGCTGGCATTAAACCTCGCCTGGTTAGGCTGGGAAATGGCACGATGGCAGGAAGTTATTGACTGGAGCTTGAGCGCACTTGGTGCCATAACTCTGGTGGCACTCAACATCTTACGTCTACGCAAAGCGCTGAATTCACAGCGCAATGTTGACAGCAGGAAAAATTAATTTTTTTCCCCCGCGGAAGTCGGGCGTACTTGGGACCACAAAAACAACCCAATATGTCCGAAGACAAGTCCAACATTTTCGACTTCCTGCAGCAGTCGTCCAGCGCTGCATCTGATTACGTCAAGTTCCAAGACGGTGACAAGCGCTCCTTGCGCCTGCTCTCCACACCCGTGATGGGCTACGAGGTGTTCGTTGATGGCAAGCCTGTGCGGTGGGAGCCGGATGGTGTACGCCCAGCAGACGCCATTAGCGACGAGCGCCCAAAGAAGTTCGTTGCGTTCGTGGTGTACGAATACGGCGGCTATGACGGCAGCGGGCGCGTAAAGGTGTGGTCTTTCTCCCAGCGCACCATCATCGACCAAATGGCTATGCTGTTCAAGGAAGAGCATTGGAGTGCGTTTGAACTGGTGGTAGTGCGCCAAGGCAAAGGCCTCGAAACCAAGTACAATGTCACCGGCATCAAGTCGCCCATTGAAGACACGTTGCTTGAGTTCGCTGCCGATGCGAAGAAGTACATCGACCTGACCAAGCTGTACACTGGTGAGAACCCGTTCCTTGCTGATCTGCCAGAAGTGGAAGCGAAGCGTGCCAAGCAAGAACCCACAGATTTGCCGTTTTGAAGGAAGTAGCTGTCACCTACCGTGACCAGGTTCTTGACGAGAAGACCATTATGCAAATCTCGGACTTGAGGCAGGAGCGTTGGGCGTTGTACGCCGCGCTCTCGCTTCAGCCGGTACGCAAGAAAGGCACGGTGTTCACCCAGAAGATGATTACCAGCATCGAGCGCCGCATTAAGGTGGTGAACGCGATGCTGTACGAACTGACCAAAAATGAAATCTACAATGTCAACAACAGCCAACTATGAGCCGCTATCCTTTAGCAGCCTCAAGGCGTTTGCGCGCTCTCCGCTGGCGTTCATCGAGTACAAGGAAGGAACGCGGGTAGAGACACCAGCTATGCGTTTCGGTACGCTTGTGCATCGTGCTATCCTGGAGCCGAAGAAGTACGACACCACCACGATCGTGTGGGACGGTACGCGACGCACAAAGGCATACAAGGAGTTTGAAGCTGCCAACGCAGACAAGGACATCTTAACCGCGAAAGAGGCGATGGATATACGAGTGATTGCCGACCGCGTACTGGAGCATCCGTTTGCGGGTCAGCTAGTGCGCGACTGCGACCAGTATGAAATGCCGTTCGAAATCTCACACCTCGACATACCGCACCGCGGTATCATCGACGGCATCAACGGGTGGTATATGCTGGACCTGAAGACGACTGCCAGCGTACACCCGTACAACCTTCAGCGCAACTTGTACGAGATGAAGTACTACATGCAAGCGGCCATCTACCAGCGCGCGGCATCGCTTATGGGTCACCACCACGAATCCTACTTTATCGTCGCCGTAGAGAACTCAGCGCCGCACCACGTGCAGGTAGTAGAGTTAGAACCACATTATATTGCACGTGGACACCTAGAGTGGGAACGTCTGCTGGGGCAATACAAGCAGTGGGACGGCACAGCTGCACACAGTCATGATCAACAGAAATACTACATGATGGACGCGCCGGGGTACGCGCCGCCGATGGACTTTCAATGATTGATTCAAGAAACAAAGGCAAACGATTTGAATTACAGATAGCTAAGATGTGGATGAAAGCCTTTGGGGGCCGCGTCGAGCGCACCAGCTACGCCAGCAAGAAGCTGGACGATATGGGCGTAGACTTAACCAACACCGAACCGTTTAACGTGCAATGCAAAGCGCACGAACGGAGCATCGACCTGCACACGATCCTGCAGAACATGCCCAACGACACCAACTACAACATCGTGATACACAAGCGCAATCACCAGGCGTCGATCGTGGCGATGTCAATGGATGACTTTATGGAGCTGGTACAGATGCTCAAGGCCAATCATATTCTTTAACTACAAAAACGAACGGATTATGAATGATTGGAAGCACTGCACAATGGAGCCACCTGCACCATGTGAGAACTACTGTGTTATAGAATACAGACATGATGGATTGTGGCAACACCACATTGTCCATTTCAGCATAGAGGAGCGTTGGGAGTCTGAGTTGGATATGGACCGATGCTGGTATGTGGCGCCACCACTTACAATGCCTGACAAAAACGACATCATACTGGCCAAACAAGATGCCGCCGAAGCATGAGCAAGACGTACAAAGCCATCTTCGTATGCAAGGGCCTCAACGAGCGCGTGGTGTGGTACGTAAGCAGCCGCAGGGAAGGACGCCGGCACTTGCGCGACTATATAGGCACCTCGGGCA